ACCCCCTGGGTTTCTAGCGCTGCGGTTGGCTTCTCCGAGTGAGTAAAGTGACCGTGAGGTCACTGAAAGAACGGAGAAACAACATGAAGCAGCAAGACATTTATACTTTCTGAAGGGATGAATTTTCTGGAGAACTTCTTTCTGAAGAGCTCCCTGATTTTCTACCACTATCATCTGACACTTGTCTTTGTAATTTTGGTTTATTAGGAATATGATTAAGGGCCATAGAATTTAGTTTATGGTGCAATGTTTTCATTGTTTCTTCTCTGATATTATATATTTTGTCTACGACAGTGCCGCCTATTATTTGTGATCTTAATATATCTCCCAATTCCATTACAGCATTTGCTAAATCTTTAGAGCGAGGATTAGTATCTTCAGCTCCATTTATTAATGATACAACAACCTTTTGCGTATCTTTAAGAGTTTTTTCTAAATTTATAGAGATATCAAAATCACTGGCCATTAAAGTATTATTGAGTTGATCAAATAATTTTTCAAATTGTTTAAATAAATTATAATGCAATTTTACTTTAGCTGATAATTTGAAAAATTGTCTAATACCAGTCATCAAACTGACTGTCAATGATAAAACCATCAACACCGTTTTGGATATTTGAGAACTTATGTTACCTGATACATCAGAAGTTGATAAAAATGATACTACAAAAGACAATATAAATACTGGTAAACCTATCCATGTTTCTGCTTTTTCATAATATTTAAATGTTTTGTAATTTGCAATTGATTTTATCTTAAAATTATGCAAATGATTGCACAATATTATCTTTGGTGTAAATTTTTTAATAATACTCTTTTCAATGACAGGAGACATCAATTGTATATTTTTAGATTCCAGATTATCCATAACTTATATTACGTGAGTGGAAATAGAATTTGAATTTACTTGTGCAATCACATATATATTTAAAAACACCAAAACTAAACGACAAAACAACAGACAACAATGAGTGAAATTAAAACAAACCAAACTGAAAACATTATTCCGTTGAAAGAGCGCGTAGGTTCTATTATCATAAAAAATACTAACGATGCGAAAAAATCGAAAAAATTAATAAAGATAGTATCATCTGATGAGAAATATAATAATTATATCAAAAATTTAACTGAAGGAATGGATAAATATGAGAAACTTATTAAAGACGAAGGTGGATCAATTTGTGATAGTATTATTGATAAAGAATTATTAAATACCGTTCTTAAATTTACATCTGTGAAAACTATCAACGACATTGTGTGTTATTATGGAGCATGTTATTCAAAAAATATTGAAGTTGATAAAAAAACAACCGATATTGATTATAAGGGAATGACAGTGACAAAAAAAGAATATGCAAGCAAATTCACCACCAAATTAAAACCAAGAACAAATAAAAAGACAGGAACGACAGTTCACAAAAAGGTAAAAATGTTTGGCATTCCAACCAACCCCCACATAACACCTTTCTTATACAGAGATTTAAAATTAGTGTTAATGGGAAAGGTACAAGGACCGCTTGTGATGGGTGAACCAGGATATAAAAACGGAGTTAATACACTTGAAAATAACAAATTAATCACCAAAAAAACATTGACAAACGGTGAAATAGTTGGATCATCAGTAAAAATTTACTTTATAACAATGCTTGCATTATTGCTTGATGAATGTTGTATATTAATGGTAGACGAAGAACACAAAAAAGATATGTTTACTGTTGAAAATTTAGTTAATAAATTATCAACCATTTCTCGTGAACGCAAAAATGGATTAGTTGATTTTATATTGACAATTTCATCACACATAACAGAAGAATTACCAACATTTGCAGTATTAAATAAAAAGAATAAAAGATTAATTATTATGTTGAAAGGTAAATTGGCTAATATTCAAAAGATGAAAGTCAGAGTGACTGATAAACCTATTAATTTTAAAGATTTTGAATATTTATCAGACTTTTGCAAAGTTGTATCAACCTTATTTGAAAAATTCTTATACACAATAGCAAAATGTAGATCGGCGGATGATTTAACAGGTAATCACAGCTCATTAACAAAAACAACATTTGAACCAATAATCAGAATATTAAATAATTCACATAAAAAATTAAATGATTCATTTGTAAAAAACATGAAAAAAATTCCAGCAGAAGTAAAACAATTATTGATCATATCAGACATAAAAAATAAGATAAAAGATTTACAAGTTAGAAAATCATCAACAACTCCAATTGTTCATACTGACGGAGTTAATAATCCAGAAGGAAATCCTGAGGTTACCATAAACGAAGTATAAGTATAAGTATCTTGCTCCTGTCTTGCTCCTGTCTTGCTCCTTTTTTCTGAGTTAGTCTGCGGTCTGAACTCATAGAGTTCAGCTATACCCTCCGGGTATAGAACGTCAGACGGAGCGCTCGAGAAATCGATTACATGTAATCGTATTTCCGTGATGATCAAGAGAAAATTACATGTAATTTTTCTCTGTCACTGCGTGAATCTACCACATCAAAATATGAAGATGTATATTTTTTGTTGATTTTAATGAGTTGCCTTATTTTTTAATGTGATTTACGAAGTAACAGAGAAAAGTTACATGTAATTCGAGAGAATATTATTTATAATATTTCTCTGTTTCTCTTGATCGACATATAGATTACTCGAGCGTTCCCGGCGACAAAATCTACGCAGTAGTTTTGGAACGGAGAGGGAACAAGAAGAAGACACGTGTGAAAAAAATTTGTGACATCATCATACAAATACATTGTTGATAGACAGGACCCATCCCACCAACATTTTATATAAAAACTTTTCTTTGGGTTGTGCGTCCCCATTCACAACGTTCTTATATCATTATATTTACATATATTTAAAAAAATATTATTATTTTTCTTCCACAATATATGGCTCATTATTTAAATCTTCAATTGTAATTTCGTCATTTGGCCCATAATCATCACTGAAATGAATATTTATTGTTTCTACCGCAGCACAAGATACGTTTCCGACAGCTATAATTAATTTTTCAAATAAATCAGTTTTTAATCGCCTTTTCATAATTTTTATTATGTCAGGAATACATATAATGAAATAATTTGTTCGTGATTGTTTGACAGATTTAAATCCAAACTTGCCCATCAATTCTTTTTTCATAAATGTTTGAGATATTAATTGTCTTCCACGAGCTTTCATTTGTGTTGATTGCCAACCAGTAAAATATTCATAGAATATTTTCTCTTTGATCAAATATTTGTGTGTTATACCACTTACTGTCATACTGACTAATAAATCATTGCAAATATCATCACCGTTTAAAAATCCCGCCATATAAGTTAATACTGGGTCCATTGAATTTCTTATCAGTTCCATTTTATAATTTGTGAATGGAATATCTCTGAATTCCCAATCGATGATATCTACGCGATGAAGACAATAATTAAAGAATATCTCGCCGCATTCATAACTCAAGCATTTAGCTAATGTTTTGAAATATTTTTTATCTCCGATTTTATCATTATTACATTCTATTGGCAAATTTCTTCTGTCACTTGACTCTACTTTGATTCCCCATGGATTATTTGTTAAAAATACATAACGCGCAAAACACATTATTTCATAAGTTTCTTTACCCTTCGGTTCGATCGACACAACTTTTCTTGTGATTGTTGATTTTAACTTATTGTTATTTTTATATGCACCGCCGAAATTACCTATTTCATCTAATATATTGAGTAATTTGAATGATTGTTGTTTGTTAAATCTAGCGAATAATCTATCAATATCATCTATAACTATTGAATATTTGCCACCAATAACATAATTTGCTATGAAATCTTGCCAAAATATATTTTTACCAACGCCTTGATCAGAATAGAATAATAATGCAATTCCTATTTTTTCATAAGGATATACCAACAGATGCGTAATCCAATTCAGTACGTATTCATAAACGTTTTTATTGTCATCGCATAATACAATTCGCAAATGATCTAACATCGGTTGTATTTTTGCTATTTCTTGTTCTGTTACCTTACTTTCAGTCCACTTAGACCACTTAAATCCAGTAAATATGTTAAATATTCGGTGTTTTTCACACTTTTTCTTAATATAATCATCATAGGCGGAATATGGCAGAAATTGTAACGAATAATAAGTTATCACTGATTTGTATTTTTCTACTAACGAATGCATTGTAACAACAGTTTCTACACTATTTTTGACAATGGTAATACTTGGACCAGTTTCAATATCAAAAGGATGATAGTTGCTCAATGTATAATTTACATCTTGCATAATAGTAACATTCGGTTTATTGTCCTTTCTAGAAATTTGTATGTCCATTTGACGTTTCTTTTTAACCCAAACAAATCCTGAACTCATACTTACATATCCCAGAGAACTTATTATATATTCTCTGACTTCCTCAAGTGTGTGTGGGTTCTTAATAAATGTAACATAGTCTTCGTAAAAATAATTATTACATTTTTTAGTTTGTATTGATCCGCTTATAATTGATTTTTTCCAATTTCTCATACATTTAAATTTAATTTGTCCATTGGTGACCAATAAGTAAACGCTTTCTTTTTCATGTATTCTTTTACAAATATTACAGTATGATGGTTTAATTCTGTCGTAGTAAATCATGTTTCCTTTGACTTTTCTAAATGCAAAATTAGAAGAAAGTTCCTTTTTGGTTTCATTGTCAAGCCTATCAACTATCTGTTTGATATCTTCGATTGTTTCAACATTGTCATATTTTATACTGTCTTGAGCAGCTTCACATGCATCATCAATATCAGGCAACACCTCACAATTACTTTCGTCTGTAATCAATGAATCTATGCCATACAATTTATATTCCTCTCCATCATAAATATCACTCAGTTTTTCACTATATTCAAAATATTTCCCTTTCTTTTTTGAAGATGGTAATCGAAACAGTTGAAACATCTTATTGACATTATCCACAAATGAAACTATTTCTTCTCGATAAGATGAAATTTTTTTAATCATAGAATTGTGAAAATATCGACAATGAAACACATCTTTTACCACATATTTTGGAATTATAATGTGAGCACTATATTTCTCTTTTCTGTTACAGGTATAAACTAATATAGCTTTTAATGGATCGGATGGAAATATTTCATCCCAAGTCATTCTGATGAATTTTTTGAGCACATTTATTACTGATCGGAATTTTAATTCATTTCCTAATTCACCGATCATATCATCTGTAAATGACATTTCAGTAAGTATATTAACATCAATATCAATATCGAATTTGATCTTTTGATGACATCTAGCCATAATACATTCATGCAAACATATTGTTCCGTCAAACTTAATATTATGTTCTATCAAATGATCCTTAACATGTTTGTAAATCTCTTTCAAATTAATATTTCGGGGAGCAGTAATAAACTTCTTGCTTGATTGTTCCCACAGAAAATATGCCTTATCGTATTCAGATTCTGAAAATTTGGCCTCTTCTTTTATGTTATAAAGATTGATTTTACTCATGTTGATATATATCTCAATTAACTAATTCAAATTCTAGAAATGAGCCACAAGAAAATAAATAATGAAAAATCATCCAACAATATTCTTGATATAAATTTAAACGTCGAAACAAATGATAACTGGGAAGAAGATAAAGAAATCGCAAATATTGCGTATTCAGACGAAAAAGAAATTAAAACATATTCATCAACTGATCAATGGTATGATGACAAACGTTATTTAGTATCAGAAGAAGGCGAAGGATGGGGAGAATTAGATCAAACGGACGACTTTGATTATTTCACTGAGGATGCATCATTTAATGAATATTATTCAGTAACTGATAATATCTATAATAGGGGATCCAATCTGAACGCAGGTGGTAATACACAATCCATAGGATCGAAAATAACGCCGTATAATTTTGGATTTGATAATGACAATTATTCTAAGAAAATACCAACAACTAATTCAGAACTACAAAATACAGAAAAAATTCTTGCGACAGTTGTATGTGATTTGGAAAAAAGTAAAAATAATGTCATCAAAAAAAACAAAGAACTTTTAAAACTTAAAGCTGATATGGAAAAATTGAGGAGCATAATGAGTGAACAAAAAGATTCTAATACATATGACATATATTTACATAACAGCGCAACAAACAGTAAAATATTATATGACGGCAAAGGTAAAATAACATTGACAGATGTGTCACCACGAATATTACCAATGACCAAGAGTGGCAAAAAATATACTTGTGATTATAAAATTCCTGAATCAGCTAGAGTTTCTTACAATATGGCAGATTCCAACACGATCAATGTCAAAAAATTTAACACCACAACTAAAAAAAATAATAATTTGCTCAGTTATCTCATGGAAAATAAACACACAAGTCCATCGGAAATGGTAGTATTTTGGTTTAAAATAACTGCCCCAATTTATGTGATAAGACAAGTTGTTCGACACCGAACCGCCAGCATTAACGAAGAATCTGCGAGATACACCAAGTTAACCGGAGGATTTCATACATCGCCATTGAGAGTAAATGATAAATTAAATAAACAAGGCAGTAGAGAAATTGAAGATAAAGATAAAGAATCTCACAAAAATAATATCGCATTACACAAAAAGAACATTGAATTATGTGACCAAATATTGAGTAATTATAATTCGTTATATGATGCTGGTGCAGCTGGTGAAGTAATACGAGCAACATTACCAATGGGTATGATGTCGACTTTTGTGTGGAAAATGGACTTACATAATCTGTTACATTTCATAAAATTACGTAGTGATATTCATGCTCAAAAAGAGATCCGAGAATTATCAGATGCCATGTTAGAAATTATTACCCCTTATGTTCCTGCTAGTATTGATGCATTTGAGAACTTTGTCAGACAATCAGTTACATTTTCTCGCGATGAATTAAAATTAATATCAGGATCATTTAATATTGATAATGCTGTCAAACAACTTGAAAATGATGATGAATTTAAAAAATTATCAAAACGGAAACAGACAGTTCTTCTTGAAAAATTACAAAAAATGAAACTTAAATCATAAAGAGTTATCTCGTTGCACCAAAACTTAAAAATTCATCGTCAAGCGTGAGTTTATATTTTTTTGGCTTGGATTTCAACAAATTTGCAATATTAATTATCATTGATATTACTTTTTCTTTATTTTTTGAATCCTTTGTCAATGCGCATATAGTTTTAATATCGTTCACTATTATTAAATATAAATCATCATTGATTTCATCTTTGGTTTCAATATTCGATGTTATCATTTTATTAATATTATGTCATAAAAAATCAATTTTTATCGTTTGAACACAAAACACAAAAATTGAAAACTATATTGTGGTTAAACAAATAACAGTTAATATGCAATATTTTGTGCTGAATGAAAAAGAATTGGAGGATCACGTTGGAGAAATAATGTGTTCTATATGTCTGTGTGTTCAAGTTAATCCATATATATCAACTAAATGTTTTCACCGTTTTTGTAAAAAATGTATAATTCAATGGAAAAACTCTGGTAAAAACACATGTCCCGAATGTAGAGTATCACCATTAATATTACTTGAAGATATTCGAACGAAAAGAATAATTAATCAACTTGAAGTCAAATGCGAACACTGTAAAAACATTGGCAAATATAACGATGGAAAATGGATGAATACACATTTGACAATGAAGTGCAAGCTATCTGATACATGTGCAATATGTCACAATAATTTAGTTTATATTTGCATTGGGTGTGAAGCAGATCATGAATTTGGTGAATCTGTTGAATGTAAAGTTGCTTTCGGCGAATGTGAACATATATTCCACAAACATTGTATCAGTAGATGGTTAAAGTCAAGAAATTTTTGTCCTCTCGACGATCAAAAATGGACACACACGATAAAAAAATATACATTCGCTCCAATAAAAAAATATACATTCGCTCCAATAAAAAAAATAGAATATCCAGATGCTCTGTTTAGAATTACATCTATTATAAATAAAGTTATAATAACTTCCAAAAAACATAATTACAATGAAATATTAGAGAAAAGTAAAAAACGATGGAAGTCCGTATACACGACGAAATTTCCTGATTTAAAATTGTTTGTCAAGGGATTCACGAAAATGATAATCGATTGCTACCTAAAACTAAATAACGACGGATCATATTCATATGTATTTTAATCAGGCAAGAAATCAGGCAAGAAATCAGGCAAGAAATCAGGCAAGAAATCTTCAATGTCTTCGTCGGTTATAAATAGTTTTTTTCTGATTCCAATATCAATTTTACAGAGGAATCGTCGTTCGTCTTTATTTTTATAACAGCATTCATACACATTGTTATTTTTGAATAATAAATATAACGAATTATCTCTGACATGAGACCGCGAACACAACGAACAGAAACTTTCTTTTAATCTAACAAAATTACATATACACACCAGTCCCATAACAGAGATACTTCGTACCATAAAATTTTCCAATAAATTAGGGATACAATATTCTGATATGACGTCGACTCCAGACTTTACCATTTGTTCAATGTCGTCAGTTGGTTCCAATATATTTTCTTCTATTTTTTCTGGCAAATCTATCTCTATTTTTTCATCAACCTTGTCAATACACGTCAACAACGTATCGGTCAATTTGTAACCATCTCCTTCCATTTTCAATTTATGATATTGTTCGCCTACGCGTTTATATGAACCAACTGATCTCAAGTTTTGAATCTTTTTATGACACCAATCAACAAACCGCAATATTTTCGGTGAACGAGTTTCAATTATTGTTTTTAATTTAATATCGAGCAATTTCATTATTTTGTTATTTTCAACATAATATCCATTGATCCATATATGGTAACTATATTTGCCGGGTCGGTGACTTTGAGCGCTTAATATATTATTCGGCATTATTCCATGTTCACCTAGACATTCCAATATACAATCCATGAAATTAAATTTTATATACTTGGCGCATATTTCTGTTACTGAGCCGAATGCTATCGCCATACTATCATATAATATATCAATGTCCCACCGCGGTTTTTGTTTGACAAACCATGGTATAACTTCGTGTAGCATCGGATAAGGTTGTTTCATGAGAAACTTATAATAATTTTTTGGATTTTCGAATAACAGATATTGTTGAGTATATTCATTACGAATTAGTACACCATCTTTATTTTTTGTTGACATATAAGATTCACTGTTATTAGAATTTGAATAGAAACTGTTGAATATTTTCATTTTTAAAACACTAAACAATAAAAATCAATAATTCAAAATGAAAAACGAACATAAATTAACATTGAATGATATATCAGAATTCGTGAATGTTGATATTTACAAAATTATTTATAATTATTGGAAAAATTGTTATTATTGTGGAGTTTCAAAATATGGAAGAATATTTACGAATGACGGCAAACTAACATGTACAGATTGTTTAATAAATCATTACATACAACTAAATACATCAGATAGATGTTACAGATATGTGATTATGAACAAAAAATTACCAAAAAATTATGCCAACGTATATTGCAACATAACTACATACGTATATTATATGGTTAGTAAATTTCATCGCAAAAATTTACGGTCAATACATTATTGTAGTTTATATTATAAATGTTCGATATCCCATTGTATGATACACACTGTTAACATCGCTGATAAAAATAATTGGATATTGTAGACAGACAATGAAAATTGATTTTTTACTATATTAAAAATGGGACATGGTCAATTAATCATCGGTTATAACGGAAGCGAAATATTTTGTCGTTCAATAGAAGCGCGATGCGGAGATACTTTTAATATGTTATTTGAAAAAAAATCAAATGAGATTTCTATAGAAATTATAGATGGAGATGAACACCATTGTGGTTGTTGCAATGACTATTGTATATGTACAGAGATAAATTATTTATAATTTACTCTTGATTGTATTGGAAATGGTATATTAAATAGATGTACCAACATACAGTGTGTTCATTATGAAACAAAATACGAACGTGAATGTATAAACTTAAAAAAATATTATGATAACACAACAACCATTAATGAAATAATTTTTGATGACCTGTTTGATTATGAAATATATATTGATAAACTAAATGATTGTGGTACATTGATCAAATGTATATGTGTTACTGATTTTATCAGAATGATAAATAATAATGTGAATAACTATTTGATCGGTGATGTGACAAATATTGTCATTAGTTATATCGTACCTCATACGTTTTGGCCACATAAAATAGACATTATCCATCATCCAGAAATTTGGATTACTACAGAAGACAAACTCAAATACAATGAAAATAAAACTAATTATTACAGAGAAGATTTTGCAAATTTGATAAAAAACTGCAGGAGTTTTCTCAAAAAACATGTTGGAGATAATTTATTATCCAGATAATATACTGTGCATCGTCGTCCACTTGAGAAATAAATCATTTGATCTCAGTGGTATGTTGATTCAATGTTAATTTATGTTCGTTTGTTTTTTTAAATATGAATAATTGTTGTTGTTATTGATGACATTCAAGTAGTATTTACAACCTGTGTTCGATTCCTATGGAATCTTTAAATATCTAAAAAATTAAGATAAGAATATGCTTGACAGTAAATTAAAATACAAATGTGAATTTAATGAAAATTGATTTTTTTCTTTGTTAAAAATGGGACACGGTCAAGTAATTATCTGTTATAATGGAAGCGAAATATTTTGTAGTTCAATGGAAGCACGAAGTGGAGAGAGTTTTGATATGTCATTTGAAAAAAAATCAAATAATATTTCTATAGAAATTATAGATGATGAAGATAATATCCGTTGTGGTTGTAGTAATGAATATTGTATATGTAATTGTATTGGAAATGGTGTGTTAAATAGATGTACTAACATACAGTGTGTTCATTATGAAACAAAATACGAACGTGAATGTATAAACTTAATAAAATATTATAATGATGAATTAGATACAATAGATACAATAGAATTCGTCAGATGTATATGTTTGACTGATCTGATCAGAATGGTAAATAATAATGTGAATGAATATTTGATCGATGATATGACAAATATTGTCATTAGTTATATCATACCTTATACGTTTTGGCCACACAAAAGATATATAATCATGTATCCAGAAATTTGGATTACGACAGAAGACAAACTCAAATATAATGAAGATAACCAATATAGTGCAAATAGAAGAAGACGACTCCACAGAAATTATACTTTAATTCGAGCATCCAATGGCAACAATGTAATTTACAATTACAGAGAAGATTTTGTAAATTCGATAAAAAAATGCAGGATTTTTCTCAAAAAACATACTCGAAATTATCCATTGTTAAACGAATTTGGGGATCAATATATCTGTAACTAATACATCATACTCAAGAGAAACCAATCATAATGATGATTCCTATTATTTTTTTAAATAATCTTGCGAAAATTGAATAAATACAGGACAGTAATTAAATACATAAAATATCTCAAAATGAATTTATTTAAAGCATTTATTAACTCTTTTGTATCTTTTAAAACCTTTTCTAAATATAATATTTATGGATCTATCAAAGATTTGTGTATTGCTATTAAAGTGGGACCAAATAAAAGTGAAAAAAGAATGAAACGATTATGTTTAGTGTTGTTGTGTTCAGATTTTAAAATATATTCTGATGATTTAAAAGATTTAGTGACAGAAATTTACACAGAAAATTATTTATTTATGAATGATTTTATGTTAAAAACATTTGGAAACATCAATGTATTTTCACCGATCAAAGTTTGCGAAACGTTTTTAAAAAAACAGGATGCGAAAAAACAAAATGTATATAATTCTGAAATTAATCCATTGTATGTAGCTCACGACGACAATAAAACGTACACTGTATTTAAACAATCTGAATTTATTTTAACAAAAAAGAAAGAAGTTGAAGATATTTTAACTAAAAGAATTAATAACCATACCCTTGACATGTATCACATTAACTTATTGTTATTTCGCAACATTGTCAAAAAGTGCCGAGAACAATTTAATGGCGGTATCATATACATGTTAAAAGGGGGAATATCATTGGGGATTACTCTCATGGAACATATTGATGACATAGATATTGGTCACAGAGATACATTTATCAAACAAGTCAAGATTCTGTGTGGCAAAGGAGACAACGACACTTCAATATTAATAGATCCTTCAATTAAAAATTATGATTATGTTCACCATACGATTTCTAATATAATTAATGATGAATTTGAATCATTTATTCACGATTCCTGTTACGCTTTGATGAGAACAGAAATAACAAATAATAGTAAATCAGTTCTCAATGAAAATTTTGTGGGTGAATTATTAACTAAAAATCAACAAATGAGAGATTTATGTGATATAAAAGGAGAACATGGCGAATTTAAAGAAGCGGTTAGTTCTTCTCTGGAAATTTCAACATTAGAAAATTGCAATATGTGTTTGACACAAACTAATGAGAAAACACACATATTCAAAAGCGTTAATACCACTTTAAAATTTATTCGTGGTGAAAAAATAACATGTTTTGATCTTTACAGAACAAAATTAGCATTTAAAATAGGAGAAATAAAGATTATGTCTGAGTTATTAGATATTTCACTTGTGAGAAAATCGGATTCAACCGTAAGAAGTTATTTTAAGAAAAATAACGGCACAGAAGGAATAAATTACAATGAAGTAATAAAACTCATGCATATTCTATCAAAAAATAATGAAAACCAAAAATAAATTGATATCGAATTACATGTCAGAAATATCTAAAAAAATTAAAATAAAAATATATGCCCAACAAAAAATTAAAATAAAAATAAATTCAATGAAAATTGATTTCTTTCTTTGTTAAAAATGGGACACGGCCAATTAATGACAGTTTACAATGGGAGCGAATTATATTGTCAAAATATATGTGCCCAAATGGGACATTGTGCGTATATACCATTTAAAAATAAACATCAGTCAGATAGACTCTTAATATCAATAACTGATGGAGATGAATATACTTGCACTTGTTGTGATGATGATTGTATTTGTAATTGTATTGAAAATGCATTTGATTATAAGTGCACAAATTTACAATGCATTCATTACACAACTAACTATGAGAATGAGTGCATAAATTTAAAATGTTATTATGATGTGACATATTGCGTAGAAAAAAATAAGTATCGTTTGTGGAATAGAGGACATTATAATTGTCTATGTATCGTAAATTTATTCATGATGACAGAATATTATTTGAAAAACTATATTATTTCCGATATATTGATTATTGTGCTGGATTATATTGTGGATGATGGGTTTTGGCCTCGAAAAAAAGATATAACAGATAATCCTGAATATTGGAATTTAAATGACGATGACGACGACAAAATTATAAAATGCAAGAAATTCCGCAAAAAATATGCTAAACCAACGAACTTACCTTATTAATTAAATTTATGTTTTAATACATCTGTAGCTAATTTATCTGCTACTCTATTACCATTCCAGAGAAACCAATCATTTGATGTTTTATCAGAAGGCTCAACCCCATGACCTCTAACATGCAAGAAATTAACATGTTTACATTTATTTTTTGCTTTCATTAATCGCACATATAAATCTTTATTAGCTATCGCCTTGTTCCCTTTCAACAATCCAATTACATATTTGGAATCAGTATAAATAGATAATTTTACGTTTAATCGACTTTTTATCACTTTTTCCATTGCAACTATAACAGCAATCAATTCTCCGCGATTATTAGTTTGTTTTCCGTGAGTTAAACCGGATAACGCAGTACAATATTTACCTTTTTTGATTTTATGTTTAAATCCATTGTATACCAATGCCCACGATGATTTTGCATTCTTTTTACCATTATTAGAACATGCTCCATCAGTAAATGCTACTACTTGGTGCACTGGTTCCCAATTAGTTCCATATTTTTCTGTTATTTTTTTAAAGTGATCACATTTAGTAAAGTCAACTCTGCTCAATGGAGAAGGATGTGCAAATTCTAACACCACATTATCTTTAAATTCTTGAAAAAGTGGCGCTAACTTTTTCGCTTTTGATCCCCATAAACAAACTGTGAATGGATCATTCTTTTCTTTTCTATACGCACATATTAGCTTTAACACGCCGTGAACATATTGTTTCCAAACACCAAGGTGAGCTTCGGGGGTTGATCGTTTAGTTGTCAGTGCCGTATTCATAAGTAATATTCCCTGTAATGCCCAATTAGTCAGATCGGCATAATATAATTTACTGTCTTTACTCAATTCATTTACAACTACCGACTTGTTTAGTTGTTTCTCTAATAATCCGTTTGTATATAGACACTTGTATATATTTTGCAATGATGCCGGAACAGAATTATTTCTAGCACTAAATGCTAATCCATGTGCTACTCTAACTCCCTCTTTGTTTACTGTATGATATGGATCTTGTCCAACAATTATTACCTTTATATCATCAATATCAGTAAATCGGGCAAAGTTAAAAATATCAGGTAATTTTGGACATAATATATTTTTGTCTGCTTCTAGCTTCTTAACTATTTTAGGAAAGAATCTTTTAACATTATTGTGAAATAATATATCTATCCATTCTTTAGAAATTCCTTCTGTAACATCTAATAGCAATTTGTAATCTGACATGGTTATTTAATATTTATATATAAATGCGTGTCTAAAATCAAATTTTGTTCTTTACCTCCTCTCTAGGACTTCGTCCTAGACTCGTCGTAATTCTAATATATTTGCACAGAATTTGATTTTATACAGATAAACATATATAATTATTACTCTATTATGTTGTGCAAATATTTAAATAAAGATGTGTTGGGGATTATTGTAAGATTTATACCAGATAATCTTCCTCACCACGCCGAAGTCAATGATATTGTATTTGTTGAACTTATGCTAGAAAGCAGAGTTGATGTTGATGTTGAAGATACATGGGGATACACTGCTTTAATGCGCGCTTCTAAAAATGGACACATTCTTTGTGTGAAACTACTTTTGGAATGTAATGCCAATGTCAATATGAAAAATCCAGATGGAAACACTGCTTTAATGTTTGCTTCTGAGAATGGACATAACGAATGTGTAAAATTACTATTGGAATATAATGCGAAGGTTTTTATATACTCTGAGTATTTTGATCGTGCTTTATCACTTGCTTCTGATAATGGACACAAAGAATGTGTAAAATTACTAAAAGAGAAATATGAACGGGATGTTGTCAACATTGGCGAAAAAATATACGAATGGCTATGATGATAATGGAGACACCACTAATTATTTCAATAAGAAACAATGAAAAAGTTATTTGTTTGCTGTTACTTGAAAATTGGGCTAATGCAAAAACTACGGATAAAAACGGCAAAACTCCATTAGAAATAACCGTATCTCAAAAATCAACATACTTATCCATAAAGGAGCAATAATAAACATGTAAATATATCTTCACTTTTCAATTCTTACTATTTTGTAGTCTATTTTAATTTCAGCTCGTTCAGCGTAATCATTACGAATTATACTATTTAACATGCCTTTGTTATCATTTTTTAGACAATCAATGCTCCATAAACTATATATATAATTTTTGCTAATAGCCATAGGATATGGAACGTCATTGTTTCCTACTGGAAACAAATAATCTTCTATTTTTTCTGGTAAATTTATTTCATATATTTTATTTGTGATCAACACATATTTAGTTTTTTCCAAGTGTATCATTATTGTATTACCAATGTGATCATTTCCATTTGTTTTTATTTTTACTTCTTCTCCACTATAATCAATATATCCAAATCCAATGTACACATCTTTGTATTTTTTATATTCCTTGTAATCTTTATGTTCTTCACATGTCCGATAAACTTTTATACATCCATCTTCATTTATAACAACTTTAAAAGGTCTATCATAATTATAGTGTATATAATAAATAGCTCCATTAACACCTGTATTTTTTGTGTTTATTTTTGTATATTTTTCCATATTTACAAATACAATGGTGATGTTTCTTAAAATAAAAATTATTCAAAGAAGGAACTGACATAGTACAAAAAGATAAGAATGGAGACACACCACTAATTATTTCAATACGACACAATGAAAAATTTATTTGTTTGCTGTTACTTGAAAATTGGGCTAGTGCAAAAACTACGGATAAAAACGGCAAAACTCCATTAGAAATAACCGTATCTCAAAAATCAACATACTTATCCAAACTATTGTTTTATCATCTGGTTTCCCCCTGTAGAACTACGATCTTACTCATATGAATATATTTTTTAAAAATTGATTAATGATAACTTTAAATAATGTTCGAAACACTAGATAAGTATTTTTACACTGTTATAACTAAGTTAATACTTGGATATAAAAATGATGTGGTTGACGGAAGTAAAATTATCGTACCTGCGAAATATGCTGATAATATTATAGTACACGGCGGCAATTATCGTCAATATTATAAAAAAATCAAAATACAAGAAAACAAAATACGAGAAAACACGATCCCAATCATTGTAAATTTAATGTATTTAGATTGCTCAGGAACAAAAGTATCAGTTATTCCAAAAGAGTTAATAAATTTAACGCATTTAGATTGCTCAGGAACAAAAGTAACAGTTATTCCAAAAGAGTTAATAAATTTAACGTATTTAGATTGCCAATGTTGCCATAATGTATTAATTATTCCAAAAGAGTTAATAAAGTTAAAAGTTTTATATTGTTATTCGACAAACGTATCAATTATTCCAGATGAGTTAATAAATATAGAAGATTTATGGTGTGGAGAAACCTCAATCTCAGAAATACCAAGTGGATTAGATTTGAAACATTTAGGATATCGAGACATATATGCTATTCCAACTTTAAGCAAATATATTAATTTAACGTATTTAGACTGCAATTGTACTGGAACACGGGTAATACCCAAAGTGTTAATAAATTTGACATTTTTAGATTGTTCAGACACACCGGTTTCAATTATTCCCAAAGAATTGACAAAGTTAGAATATTTGAATATTTTCTGCTCAGGTGTGTCAGTTGTACCCAAAGAGTTAATAAATCTAACTGAATTACATTGTCAAAGTACTGAGGTTGCAGACATTCCTGCTACGTTGGTTAATTTAACTGAATTACATTGTCCTTACACAAATGTTTCTGTTATTCCTGTTACGTTGGTTAATTTAACTGAATTAAATTGTGACAAAACAAAAGTAACAGTTATTCCCAAAGAGTTAATAAATTTAACTAAATTATTACAGAAATGAAAGAATGTTCACACAGGCATGATTATTTTTTTTGATATAACGCGTTATAAATTCGCGAAGGATTCTTTCCTTGTTTATAATTTCGAGATATTAACTTCATTCCGTGAGATTCTAACATTTTCTGTAATGTTTTGGCTGAAAAATACCATCCTTTGTGTTTGTCATGAAATTTAGAAACCCATTCATTAACTTCGTCTACAGACATATTATCATCTGTTTCTTCGTGTAATTCATATAATAAATGTTCGAAAATAACAGGATATATGTCTTTTTTGGATCTTACATCATGTTCTCTGATCAATAAATATCCCCCAGGTTTAAGTTTATTCGTTAATTGGTCAATCACACACTTAAGACGAGAATAAAATGATCCGTTGTCAGAATCAAACGATACATGATGAAGAGATTGCATCGCACTAATTAACTCTACCGAATTATTTGCAAATTTTTTATCAAATGTTTCAATATTTTCGTTTTTTATGAATTCGGTGATGTTTTTGTATTTTTGTTTTCTGAAATCTTCAACATCCACACAATAAGATTTTGAAGGATGTAATAATTCTATAAAATCACTCATAGATTTGCCGCCTCCACAACCATAATCTATGTATATGTTTACATTTTTTAATTTACCAAGAACATCAATTATATTTTTTCCAAATTTTCTTTCAATGAAGTTGCGATTAAATCTGTTACTATATGCTCCCCATTTCTCATTTTTGTTTTGTAATTTATATAGTTCATAAATATTTTCTGTTTCAGTTTTATCATGATTATAACGTTTTCCTAATCTTTTGAACATTTTCGTTAATACCATTTTACTGTCTATCCAATAATTGCTGACATTAAAGTTATCAATATTGCATCCGTGCCATATACTGTTGTTGTCTCGTTGCGTTCGTCCTCCAATAATTTTCAATTTGTCATGAGACGCGATAGCAACGTATGACAGTGCTGCCAATGCTAATGGGATTTTTATATATGTTTTGATGCAAGGTAATAAAACTATTATTATTACACAAATAACTGCAATAAATAGAAAAATATTGTCGTTCATTGTTATAATACAATGTATAAATAATCTTTATCTTAACAAAAGCACAGCTTTTGACGAAGTCGTAGACTTCGAGATCCTTTCCACTCGTAAACTGCTCTAACAGCAAAGCTGTTAGCTAAATCCTTTGGATTTAGCGCAGATTTACTCACCGGATTCGCCAATTGATGAGGCC